CCATTTATTTGATTGACGCAGATACATCAACTATAAATAGTTTTCAAATCACTTAATGTCAATATCAATGGAATTGCTAGCAGGGGTTTCGCGGGGAACGAAGACGGACAGGTCTTACCCTTTAAGTAGGCCAGGATTACCTGTGCCTAGTCGCGTCGCCACCGTGCGGGGGGAGCCCACTACCACATGAGTCTGCGATTGTCCCGCTTGCGTGAGGGTCACCCTGGTAAAGGTGTGTCCCTCGTTTAACTCGGCAGGGAGGTGCCCCTCCTGGAGCATCGATTTGTATGTGGGGGCCTCACGCACGCTGACTACATACTTTGGATTAATCCAAACCTCTCCCACTGTAAAACGCGGTATGGCAGTCCTTTCCATCCGGGGATTAAAGGTTGTTTGATTAATGAGTTCTATGAATCTAATCACGGCTTGTCTCCCGCAAGGTATAAACCCGGTCATTCTTCACGGTCCACGGCTTTCCGCCCACCAACACCCGGAGGTAGCCATATTCGCTCGCGCGCATCACCACCCCAATCTCAGGCTTATCGGTTTCATGAAGATTCAAGGGAATGGTAAGCTGAGGATCGTCGGCCGTACTGTTGTCACAATCGACCAAAACGACTGCTTGGGGAATATGAACCAAGTCTCCTATCCTATGCCTCTCTCGCATTACTCGTCTGCTGCACCTTCAGCGCCCGAAAGAGTGGGTAAGGGCGCGGCAGTTCGCACGGGGGGACGGCGGCTTTTGGTCTTTTGGTAGCTCATGTAACCCTCGATGATGGCCGTCACCTCTTCTAGGCGCGTATCCACGTTTAGTAACGCTTCCCGAAACTCTTCTATCATTTCCAATGCGCGGGGAACATTGGTAGGTCCTACGTCACTATCTCCGCCCCGTAGGACCTCTTGGACCTGATTAAAAAGACCCACCACTTGTTGCATGTCATCTGCACCAAGATTAATAATTTTAGCTGATTCAACTAACACGGCGTCCTCATCCACCGTATAAAATAACTTAATTCTTCCCATCTTTACATATTCCTTTCTAGGTTTTAAAATAGGGTGCTCCAGCCGGTATTTAAGACCAACCCGGCGCCTATACTAACTATAATCCACATTACTTTCGTGTTCGTACTTTTCCAAGCCTCTAGAGCATCCAGCCGCGAATCTAATTTTGTCAAGCGCGCGTAGAGGCCTGTGTCTGGATTGTAGACTGCTTCTTTGATTTTGGATATATTTTCTCCCAACTCATCTTGTTTATCTAATAAAACTTGCATTTTAGCCGAAATTTCGGCCATAACTATGGTTAGTTTTTGTTGTTCCTCGTCTGGCATGAGAAGTCCCTCGTGTAATGGCTTCACTAAATAGCACTATACCTCCACAATGGCATGGGAGGTTGTAATTAATGTGCCCGCTGCAGAGGCTGCATTTTCTAAAGCGCTCCGAGTTACTTTTACGGGATCGATGATGCCCGCTTCCAACATGTCAACTACCATAAAGTCTCGAAAATTGTAGCCCGAATTTTCAGGGGCCTCTCGGATCTGGGCTTCGATAAGGTCTGGGGACAGACCAGCATTCGTCGCCATCTGGCGCAGCGGAGCACTGCAAGCTTTGCGCAGGATTTCCACTCCGTATTGCTGATCTTCATTTTCTACCACCACCGACGTCAACGTAGTAGCCGCATTAAGGAGGGCCACTCCACCGCCCGGAACAATGCCTTCTTGCTGCGCAGACTTAACTGCTTCTAGGGCATCTTCAATCCTGTGTTTCTTTTCTATCATCTCCACTTCAGTAGGCGCGCCGACATGAATGACTGCCACACCAGCGGCGAGTTTCGTAATGCGCTCTTGGATCTTTTCACATTCACCCATCTCATCGGTGTCCTTCAGGGCCGCCTTCAATACTTCAATACGTTTATCTATTTGGTCGAAGTTTCCCTTACCGCCGATCACAGTGGTAAGGTTTCGGGTGATGTCGACTGAGCGGCACTGACCAAAGTGCTGAAGTTTTACTTCCCGCAGGCTTACCTCGGAATCCCGGGCAATAAATTCAGCACCCGTAGAGAGAGCGAGATCCGACAGCATTTCCCGGCGTCGAGCACCATAGAAAGGTGCCTTGACGGCGACGATCTTCATGGTGCCGCGTACAGTATTCATTACAAGCGCTGCTAGGGCTTGGCCTTCGATCTCCTCTGCCACTATTACCAGAGGGCGCGAATCTCGCGACACTATCTCCAGGGCCGGAAGGATCTGTTCGACTGACTCGATTCTATTGTCGGTTATCAATAAGAGTGGGGAGTCATAGTGAACTGCTGCGCGTCGATCGTCAGTTACAAATGCAGAGGCGGCGTAGCCAGACTCAAGTCGGAAACCTTCGACTACATCTAAGGTAGTGTTTACCGTACGCGACTCTTCGATAGTGATGGCTCCGTCTTTACCGGCCTTGTCCACAGCAGTGGCTACGAGGGCACCTAATGTACGATCATTGTTGGCAGAGATAGTAGCGATGTTCTCTACATCGTCCAAGCTCTCAATATGAACTGCGCTCTCCCTCAGTCGTTGAGAAAGGTGTTCCACTCCAGCATCAATTCCCCTCTTCAATTCGATGGGGGAGGAGCCAGCCGTAATATAACGTTGGGATTGGGTAATGATCTCCCGGGCTAACACTGTTGCTGTGGTCGTACCGTCGCCGGCCATACTGTTCGTCTGAGATGTGGCTTGCTTGAGTACTTGGACTGCGGCATTTTCAAATTCATCGTCGCAGTGTACAAAGGCCGAAACTGTTACACCGTCTTTGGTGATAAAAGGTTCTTTCCCTTTTTCATGTAGAATAACATTACGCCCCTTCGGACCTAAGGTTGCGGCTACATTATCCGCCAGGGTATTGACTCCCTTTAATAGTTTTGTGTTTAGCTCTGCACGAGACTCAAATGTACATTTGGGCACTCATCACCTCTCTTTCTTATACTCTTTATTATTATAACATACTTGTTTGAAATGTCAAACTATTTCTTTTCTGCAGCGGCGGTCTTGATCTCTTCATCCACATTCTTTTTCAAGACTTCGCACTCTTGCGATGCTTGCTGCGCTGCGCCCAGCTTTTTATAAGCATAGAACATTTGAAGTCGATTCATCAATCGATCGACGCTCGTAAAAATGGGCGACAAGCGATCTTTAACCACTTTATTATATTTTCGTGTTACTCCCAGGAGTGACTTTCTATCGACTGCCACAGTGGTAATATAATATTCACTGGTCATGATGCGACCCTGATCAATAGAAAACTGGGTCTTATCTACACCGGCGGCTTCGGTGAGGTCGGCTTGTTTGCCACTCGCTGCAGCTTTCTTGGCGCGCTTTGCCTGCGTAGTGCTGCGCTTAACCAACTCGCGCATCTGTTCTGGTTCGGCTTTCATCCACGCCGGGAACACGGCCTTCAGGTTGTCAGGGAGGGCAGAAAGCTGCCCTAACTTCTTTGTTCCTTCAGGGTCGCGGGCTTGTTTGGTGGCCATGGGGCCGTAACTAAAGGCTTTAGCTTCCGGAGGAAGTGTCTTGAGCATGTCTCGGAAAGCCTTCCCTAACTGATTTGCTACCTTATAATAATCACGAAATGGAGTCTCCGCGGTCACTCCGAGCAACTCCGCGTTGAGTTGGACGGCTTCCGGGCCCATAGCCTCTAGGGCGCCCTTATACTTCCCAGAGAAACGGGTGGCCGCCTTGACGATTTGTTGCGCACCTTGGGGAGTTAATAGTTGGGACTTTTTGTCCGAAAAGGCAGCGCCCGCGGGCTTGATGTAGGCGTCGAATGACGGCATGGGCTTGCCATCATAGTGTTCTTTTTTGCCCGGCGTTCCCGGAGGTATCCCAATCGCCGCCTGAATCGCCTCAACATTCTTGCGAAACGTCTGCGCAATCTTAGCAAGTTCGGCGCGCTCATCCTGTTCCTGAAGAGCACCTGGGTCGGCCCCGGTAAAGGCTTGAAGCTGCTGGAGCCCCTCCTCATCAATAGAAACAAATTGTCCTACCCATGGAATAAAGTTGTCCGCATTAATCTTAAACTCATAAAATGCAACCTGTTCTTTGTCCCCGAAGATCGCCGCGATCACATACGTAATCCCGCGCTCTTGATTCTCGGGAAGGGTTAAGTGATGAACCAAATTGTTAAGAGAGCCCTTAATGGGGGTTTTAGATTCGCCACCAGTTAATCTTTTAAGAGAAACAGGCTCGCCGGTACCGGTTTCATAATCTGTAATAGGGAGAGAACCCCCCGTTTCATCGGTAACTTCGACCACTTGCTGACCGCGAAGGAGACCGGCTAAAAAGGCTTCCAATAAGAACCCGCTCCCGGATGGAGAGTAGTCACGAAACACTTCTTGCATCGCTTTTAAGAAAGTAAGATAGGAGAGAACCTTCGCAGCATCCGTCGCCATGGCCTCGTCCCCTTTCATGAACACCTTAACTGAAGCCAGCTTCTCTCGCAAAGTCTTACCCTGAAGTTGCTTCATGGAACGCTGGAATTCTTTCCGGGCTTCCGAATCAACTACTCCAACTTCTTCGGTGATGTTGGGAGTGAAAATGGAATCAAAAAATTTAGCCGCGGAGAAGCCGTCTTTGGCTTCGGCCAAAAGAGCTTCCGCACTCTCATCCAAACGAGGGATCCCTTCGGCATCCATCGAATCCATCACCTCTTCAATAAGTTCAGTGATCGCTTCGAATCCAAAAATGTCGCGGTTCTTTTTAAAGTGGTTCTCCACCATTGTATCAATATCCATGTTTAATCCTCTCGGGTCCAGTACTAATTAGATGATTTTATCAACAAGACCCATTTCTAATGCTTCCTGAGCAGAGAAATATTCATCTGTGTTTTTGGAAAAGATATTGTATATCTCCCCCGCCGACATGTTAGTGTGCTTTGCAAGAAGCTGTACCATCATATCCTCAACTGTCTTTAACTCGTTGTAGTTAGCCCGAACATTGGGGTGCGGACCACTCACGTTGCTGGAACAGTGGTGTAACATGACACGGGCATGCTTTGCGATGTGTCGCTTCCCCTTCGTACCAGAGGCCAACAGGGGCACAGCGGCGGACGCTATCTTGCCGTACCCAAAGGTGGCGATGTCCCGTCGCTTCTTTACCAGTTCCATCAAATCGTAAACCGTGAACATCTCACACAAAGACCCGCCGGCAGAGGAGATAAAAAACTCAATGTCTTCTTCTTTTTCTTCGGGCATCTCCGGACGGAGAATGCCACCGCCGTTAAAGGCCAACAGCATCAGCGCCAATTGTTGCGCAGCGCTCTCGGTGATATCACCCACGAGCCCCAGAAGGGGTTCTTCCTCATCGTCTATTCCAAACGGTTCCCCGTCGTCCTTCGATTCGGGCTCTTCTTCTTCGCCCTTGATCATCTTAATCATTTTTAAGCTCCTGTTCCATAAATTGCATAGCCTCGCGCCAATCCTTAAAAGGAAGCATCGACCGAAAATGAGGCGGCGCTCGTTTAACTAACCCTAGTATAACCGAGTCCTTCCAGTTTGTCAAGTACTTGTCGTCAACTTCTTCAAACTGCCGAACCTGTTCAGGTGTAAACTCGGCCTTGCGCATATGAGATCTTTTTACTTCCTGAAGGAAAGCAACGTCCTCCACAAGCTTCGAACACATCCATAACAAATACACGACTGTCTGTTGTACCATCCGCCAGGTATGTATCACCTCCAGTAAGCGCGCTAGGAAGACACTGGCAAATAATCCACAGCAAAACCCTAGGGCGACAAAGACCGTAAGGTCTTGCATTGTTACTTCATACATGTTCCATCCAAACTAAAAAGGCTGTGGGGGTTACCCACAGCCTCTAGTATATGTTAGGTGTGCTTGAAAGTCAAGCGTTATTTTTATTTCTTAGCCAGAGCGCTCTTCAGAATTCGAGCGGCGACACGCTTGGTGACAGCCTCCACGAGTTCATCAGTAGCTACGGTGGATTCGTTCTTTTCGTAATCCTTCTTGCCGGGGTCAGTCTTGGAGTCGTCACCCTTTCGGTCGCCGCCGTCCTCGTAGTCGCGTGCGCTGGGATCGTCTTTGTCCTTACCTTTGTCACCTTTACTCTCGCCATCGTCTTTGGCGCCAGTCTCGGCGAGCATGTCATCTTCCACTTCAACGTCGTCGACTTCCATCTCATCCTCAACAGGGACCTCTTCCACTTCCATCTCGGAAGCGTCAACTTCAACCTCGTCACCCATAGCACTCTCAAGGGCGCTCTCCAGGGCAGCAAGGAAGTCATCAACCGAGACCGTACGACCTTCATCGGCGGCGCCCAGTTCGGCGTCCGCTTCCAGTTCGTCATGGGCAGCTTCTTCATCTCCCTCGACGCTATCGTCGGCGAGATCGTCGGCTGCAAAGTCTTCGAGTTCCCCGGGGCCGGCTTCGGCTTCGGCGACCTTGACGCGGCGTCCAGGACTTGTGTTGTCCGCCCCATAGCCGGGGTCGTTGGTGCCGCGGCCATGAGTTTCCTCAAGATCCTGGGCAGTGTTACTGTTTGAAGTAAGTCCCTCTACGAAGCCGGGGGAGAGTGGTTCTAGCCGCGCTAGCTTCATAAACTGCCTTACTTGGCTTTCATTTAATAGATTCTTTTTGTCTGACATCTCGGGTTCTCCTAACATGATCGCGAAATATGCTACTTTTAAATAGTTTCTCTGGTCTTTAATGTCTTTTTTAATTTTTGTAACGTTGCATCCACTATCTGTTTAACTCGAACAGTACTAATGTTGTGGCGTACGCCGATCTCTTCCAAGGTCATGGGGCCATTCTTCTTGACAGCAATCATGGCACAATTCAAGTCTGGCTCAAACTCCAGATGTAGACGACACTCTCGGTTTTCGCAACACGTGCGCGTCCTATAACATTCCTTAATACATTCTCTCATTCCGCTTCCTCTTCCTTTCTTAGGTGAGCAATGAGCCCCTCTAAATCAAAACTACTTTCTGCGGGGTTCCAGTAAACCTCCGTGGGCACGAGGTCCATTTTATCGCGGCTTACATTAATCTTATAGAAGGAGGGATACCCCAATCCATAGGGGAGTTGTTTGGATAAAAAGAACCATACTCCCTGCAAAAAAATTCTCGCGCCGCCTATATCATCCACCTCTAGTCCGTAAACAATATACTTATCCTTGACGGCTTGTTCAATCTCCCGCCAATGAGGTTTAAACTTCTGGCACCAACTACAATCTCGCGAGGTAAGGATTAATAAATGATCCTGCTCGGGATAAATGGTTAATGCCTCAAGGTTAAAAACACTATTAAACTGTATCATAATTCAGGTAACTCCTCTTCTAATATATCAAATATACCTTCAATATCTTCATCTGTCAAGGCCAAATCACGTAATATCTGCTCTCCACTATTTCGTAGTTTACGAGACTTCGTAACTCTTGTCTTTGATTGGACCTTCTTGTTAATCTTGTAATCATCCAGGAACTGCATAAACAAATCATCACGACCCAGATAAGATTCCACACAATAGCGAAAGAATTCACTTTGTGTTTTGATCTCGTCATAAAATAACCTAATCTTTAAGTTCTCATGAAGCTTCGAGTCCAAGGAGAAAGATAAGATTGAATGATGATCGGGGAACCTCTTCATCGCAAAATGTGGGTTCCGCTTTCGACCTGTCCGCTGGACGTCTGGCGAATAAATTTGGCTTTGGATTGCAACTCTTTGATGCTTCGCGCACCAGAGTATGACAGACCGCTTCGGATTCCCCGCTCGAGTTCTCCCAGGACCTGGTCAACCGGGCCCTTTGCTGGAACGGTGGTAGCAATTCCCTCTAGAGAGGCCGTCTTGCCGCGCCATTCAATCTGCGCGTCTTTACTCGCCATCCCGCGATAGGGCTTGAACTTGCCTTCGCGGGTGTTCAGTGTATCTCCAGGAGTTTCATCAGTACCCGACAAGAGAGAGCCAAGCATAACGAAGTCAGCCCCAGCTGCCAAAGCTTTGACAATATCTCCCGAGTTACGGATTCCCCCGTCAGCAATGATGGCAGCGTTCCTGTCTGATCTCGCGCAATCAATAATTGTGTGAAGGCCCGGGACGCCATGCCCAGTCTGAACCCTAGTTGAACAAATAGAACCGCCACCAATATTGCAACGCACACTATCGGCTCCCCAATCGACCAAATCATTATAACCCTCCAAGGTTGCAATGTTGCCCGCCATGATATGAACTTGGTCGCCAAAGGCGGCACGCAGTTCGCTAAGGGCTTCCTTCATTAGTATGTGGTGGCCGTGGGCCACATCAACACACAGAATGCGTACGCCCATCTCACAGAGAGCACTCGCTCTTTCTAAATAGTCTCCCGAAGTTCCTATCGCTGCGGCGGCGTTCCCACCTGCATAGACCACATCGTCGAGAATCTTCACCTGCTCTTCAATAGTATTGTAGCGATGCACAATAGCAAAGCCGCCGGCGTTCCACATCGCAATACTCATCTCGCATTCAGAAATAGTGTCCATAGGGCTTGCTACCACTGGCAGGGAAAACTCACATGTGTAGTGGCCCGGCCTGTCCGTAATGAGCTTGCTGCTTATGTCAACGTCTTTTCGACTTTTGATGTCGGAATATTGAGGGGCGAGTAACACATCATTGTACGCCAGCCCTACTTTAATCTTTTCCATTTAACTTCTCCAATGCTGCAGCCAAGGTTTTAGAACAGGTGGGGCACGTCAGGCGCACCCGATTCTCCCTCACCGTCACTTGCCACGTTTTAACTGTTTCCTGAGTTCTCTCAAAGGGTGTGCTACATAGGCAACATTCCTTAGGGTGGTCTAGAAACATAGAGGTCTTCGCGTCTAGACTATCTTGGGCCTCCTTGCGGGCCTGCTTGCGCTTTCGTGTGTTCACTTTGCGAAGTTTTTTCATATCATCACTTTCCGGTGCTCCCTAGGGCACCGTCACCGCGGTTAGAAATAGTGATGGGATACCATTCGTAAATGTCCGGACTCTCGCTAGCCACAAATCGGGCATGAACCACCGGCACTACCACCGCTTGTGCAACCTTGTCGCCGGGTTCAAGGTGCTGAGGCTCTGTCCCAACGTTGTGTAAATTGACGAAGACCTCTCCTTCATAGCCACTGTCCACCACACAAGCCCCAACTAACAGTTGGCGTTTGTAGGCGACTCCTGACTTATTCTTAATTTCCATCATATATCCGTGAGGGATCCCGAAGGTACATCCGGTCGGCACCAGCACACTTGCGCCGGGGGGTACAGTTATGACTGTCTCCGCTGCCTCGCTGGGAGTCCACCGCAAATCGAGACCCGCGTCGGATGGGTTTGCCCTCAAGGGGGGAAATTTGTTACCTCGTAACATGTGGTATTGTAAAATCATTGTGTATCCTTTCCAAAATCAATAACTATAAAAAATTCTTTTAGCTCATCGCTCCACTTATTCTGCTTCTTAAACTGAGTACATATCTTATGATCCACAGTGTAGATGGTTGTACTCCCAGCGCGCTCACAGATCTTTATCAGATCTTTTATCTTTATGGTGTTGCGCGGGGCGTCACTATAGGACAGCACCAGGCGCTTGCAATTGTTAAGGTGTGCAATAAGTTTCTCAAAATCCTGTTCAACTGTTTTCTTACTATAGAACTTCCCCGCGCTCTTGCCACGAAAACTAGCTCGGTCGGGGCGCGGGATCGCATATGCTGCGTCTAGAGTCGGCTTGTCCCACAAAGCGAGCGAGTCGTTAAGATGATAGCACGAAGCATAGAGCACCCCATGCGTGTAAGGGGGGTCCATATAGACCATGTCAGCGGCTGGGGCCTTAACACTATAGATATCCTGATTCAACGAGGTGCCTGTTGGTCCCTCAACAAGAGCCGGTGCCTTAAAGATAACATCCTTCTTTGCACGAGCGAGCCAATCCTTAAATGCACTCTTCTGATCACTAGTGTTGTTGAACACTTCATTCGCTGCCAACACCACACTAAATACTAGGGCATTCTTATCTCTCTCTGACAATATAGACTGGTCCTCCACGTACTGGCGGGCGGCGTCGATCTTCTTTGCGTTGCTTTCGCTAAAACCCAACGGACGTTCCTCTATGGCCCCGTTAGTGCCGCGAATCACTCGGGAAGCGGTACCGCTATAGTTCTGAGTGAGCCAATCAGACGAGCCCGGGAGTGCATTCATCATCTCTAAGTGCTTCTCCACCACCAAAGGGTCATAGCCCTCTAGGAAAACGCGGCTGTACAGGTACGATGAATAGTTCAAGTCGTTAGCTGTAACCTCGTAACCCTTTGAACGCAAGTGTGCACTTACAATACCGCAACCCGAAAAGGCATCAAAGACGGTAGTAGCGTTAATGTCGCTAGCGAACTTTTCAATATGAGAGAGAAGCTTCTTTTTGCTTCCCTTGTATGGTACGGTTTTAATCATCTTTTATATTGTCTCACAAGGCTACGCATCGCCGCAAGCTTCTCGTCCCGCCAATTACTTTCTTGGATGGGGCCGGGCTGATAGTCGTCGGGGTCGAAAAGGTATTCTAGATCCTCGGACTCTAACTGGACAGTCCATCCGTCCGAGATACGCTTTGCCTTCTCGACCGCCACAGCATAGGGTACCACTGCCACACTATAGGTCTCGGTGTCCACCAGAAGGAGCCAGTCGGCGGTCACGCTCATGGTGGCGTCCTCGGAGGCTCCCAAGGTGTTGGTGAGTTTAATAGCCTTCGTTCGAGCCTTGCGTTGCTTTGTCTTAGGTGTATAAAGGCACCCTTTCTGAGTCTTCATTTCGAGAGATTCGTCGACCGCGGGCGCTATATGGTCGAACCCGATGTCGTCAACCCACTCAATCTGACCATCAGAATGCTCTTCCAGTGCCATCTCCAAAAGGTCCGACTTATCAAACCTAAACTTACGGTCATTGCACTGGTCTCCCAGGTCTCGCATCATGTCAAAAATTGCATTGAAGTCTACCTCACGGCGCAAGATGTCTATACTATTTTCGTTTATTGCTCTCATTTTTCTATCCTAACAATCTTAAGTTACGTTTAATGGATCTCGTTGAGAACCCCCAGGCTGGATCATAGTCCAGTTTACCCATGTAGGGGCGGTTCAAGTGAATCCTATCCTTACCCTCTATAATACCCCAACAGCGGAACTTTGTCAAGACTGAATTTGAATCAATTACGGCGACAATCCAATAGGGCTTTCCGTTCTTTGTCTTCTTTCGAATAATCTCTCGTGGTATGAACCATACCAATCCCAGGTCGGGATCATAGTCCG